ATGAAAATCCATAAGCATCGTATGACTGGAACCCGTTTTAGTTTAAGAACTTCAATTTTCCATCTAAATTTCCCTATTTCCACCAATCTTAGTCAACCACTGCGACAGGGTCGACAAGATTTGTCAATAGAATACTCTCTAATTCATACATTATAGCCCAAAGTTTTCCTGATTGCCATACATGCCACTAATAGCGCTGTGTCAGCCTTTTTGATTATAACTTTTATATGAATTTATATACTTCTGTATAGTTTTGCTACTTTTTCTGCTACTTTTTTAGGCATTAAAAAAGCCCCTACAGGATAGGGGCGGGGAGAGAATGTATTCAACCACTGAAATACATTCGCTATAAATACGCAGAAGAGACTTATCTCTTCAAGTAGTATATTACAATGTTTTTAAATCATTTTCAATGGCCTTTATAAAAACTTAAAATAAAAAAAGAGAGGGCCCGTGAAAGGACCCTCCCCAGACAAATGGACTCCAGCAAGCGAATTGCTTGCAAAAATATAACAATGGGAAGTGAAGGGCACAGGCCCTCTATTTCTCATCTTACATCTTTACTTACTGAATATCAACAGATACAAAAAAGAGGACCCAGGGAAGGAAAGGCCCTCTTTAGACAAAAGGTGTAACAAGCGATTGCTTGTAGAAACATAATAGTTGGAAAGTGGAAGGATAACCCCTCCAGTTCCAATCATACATTTTTATTTAATAAATATCAACAGGCCCCTTTGTATTCCTATTCTTCTTTCTTGTTAATGACATAAACCACACCATCAAGGCAAACTTCGTTAGGAGCTAATTCAGGACGATCACCACCAACAGGTTGTTCTTCCACTGGTTCAATAACCTCTTCATCATCTTGACTTTCCACTAACTCGTTAACCTTCTCTTGCACGCTGACAGCGTTATAACCTGCTTTATGAAGCTTCTCAGCACGTTCAGGGTTATTGCCCCACTCGCCATCTAAGACTTGTTGTGCGACATCATATTCACTTACATAGTCGTCTAGCTTCACAATGTCTCGTGCCCAAACGTTATGGGTGCTATCATCACTTTTAATGGATACAGAACCATCAGTGTTTAAAACGTCCACTGTCCATTCTTTTTCAAAGTCATCAGCGGTCATAGCATGAGCTGGTTCAACAAAAGCTGGGTTTTTAGCTTTAATGTCTACTCGTAACTTCACTTTGTCGCCCACAGCAAAGCCTGTTTCACGACCATCACTATCAGCCTTCACAGCATAATGTCCCTTATTAGGTTTCTTCACGCTATCCTTAGTGTCATACTGTGGACGAGCATAACCCACAATGTAGCTAGCGTTATACGGATAGGTCACACGGCGAACCGCTGGTGGATTCCCAGTATTCCCTTCAATTGTGTGAACATTCACGCCGTCATAGCTTTCGACAATACCGATATGATCTGCCCAGCCTGCGCCATAGCCTTGCCAGTCGTAAATGATAATGTCGCCTGGTTGTGGCTTCACTCGACCTAGCCAGATTCCTTTTTGTTTCAGGATTACTAAGTGACGTTGCACGCCACATTCACGACCAATCAAGTGGCTACCTTGGGTGACATCAAACAAGTGAGTGACGAATACATCGCACCAATCATCATGATAAGTAGCGGTATGACCTACAGGTTTTGGACTGACCTGGTTATACATGTCCACAATATTCTTATGGGTTTGACTATACTTGGTTGTCCCTAATAAACTTTGAGCATAATCAATGACGTGTTCAACTAACATCGGTTCAGGCATTGAACGAACTCCTTTCTCAATATCAAAACGTTTCAAATCATAGGTGTTTAGAATATTTAGTAACTTGCTAGCGTATTTCGTATCAGTCGCATAAGTGCCCTGTAAAGCTCGGCATTGATCTTCAGGGGTTTGAGCCGCCACCACGCCGCTATAAATTTGGGTGAGACCTGGTGTACTAGTGAATAATTCATCATGATCTTTCACTGATGCTTCCATGTCTTTATACACTCGGAAGTCATCGATCACTTGGTAGTAATTCCCTGCGCCATCATCTTCTAAGGTGTTTAAAGAAACACCGCCGCCTTTAATACCAAAGAAATTATTATATTTTTTCGCCAAGTCCGATTGCCCATAGCCGCTTTCTAGGCAAGCTTGAGCAATAGTGGTACTAGCGAATGTGTTCTTGTTATAGCGTTGAGCATAAGGCGCGATCTGATTAATGAAATCTTCTTTATAACTCATTTGGATAACTTCCCCTGTTCTTTGTCTAACTCTAATACAGCGGATTCAATGGCGGTCTGTAACTCGGTAAAGTTAATATGCACGCCCTTATTAGCGAGCAACACTTCAGCCCGATTAATGGCCATCTCAAACTTTTCTTTCCCTGCTTTTTGCCAGCCCATCTTTTCAGCATAGGCCACAGCGTCAGAAATGACTTGGCTGATAACTTTTTGCTGTTCCCTGGTGGTGTTAGCTTCATAATACTGTTTAGCATAGCTTGCCACTTGTTGGGCTAGGTAAGCGAGGAATACCCCAACAATGGATAACACTGCTCGGGCAATGGTGGTGATTACATAACTATCTAGTACATCAAACATTTATCTTTCTCCTTTCAGGCGATCTTCGATTTGTGCTATTCGATTTTGTAGATCGTCAATTGTCTTTTTAAGTGCTTTGTTTTCTTTGCAGAGCCTTTTATTTTCCTCTTTGAGTTCATCGTTCTCTGATTGTAAATCATCACGTTCTTGGTCTAACTTCTCGTTTTCCTTTTCTAATTCAGCGACCTTGGCACTAAGCTTTTCAATACGGTTATCTAGGCGTTCGATTTCACCAGTGAGTCTTTCGTTCAAGGTATCATAGGTTGATAAACGGTTAGCGCCTACGTCTGATTGATTTTTAACCCAGTAACCAAACCATGCGACAGACGCTGAGATTAGGGCAATTAGAATGTCTTTATCCACCTCGCCAATCACCCGTACTTAGTGTGGCTAAAGTCAAAAGACTAATCCCTAAACACAGTGCCCAGCCACCGTTTTGTACTGGGTGAATGACATAAAGTGCAGCAATCCCTGCCCATAATGCAGCAATGCCAATAACGCTCCATGACTTTCCTTTAGGTCGATTGGTCGAGTTTGACCAAATTAGCCAAGTCGGTAAAACGAAACAAGCTAAAATTAAAAGCCACCTCGTTGGCGGCTCAATTAAACGAATATAGGTGTTTCGCTGTAGAATCAACGAGATCCCAAAGAGAACCGTTGTTAGTGCTAAAGCATAAGTATAAGCGTTCTTCCTTATATTTTGCATTTCTCACACTCCTTCCTAAACACAAATAGAGTAACTACTGAATGATCTTCCAGTTTTCAGGTGAGTCATCAGGACTGTAGGCATTGTCATCTACAATAGATTCATACACTTCTCCATTAAAGATTATTTTATCTCCCTGACTGTATGTGTCGTGGCTACCAGTGGGTTGGACAAAGTCTTTAATCACCTCTGTACCGTCATCTAAGCTATCCTGTTTGACTTCTGTGTAAAGAGCTGGTGTATCGCTTGGCAACCAGTCTGCTTGGCTTGTGTGATCGCTAAGGACTTCGTATTGCGTTCCATCAAAGTTAACGATCATGCCCTCTGTATAATCAGTGTCTGGTTCCCAATCAGGGTACTTGCTTTCAATTTCTTCTTTTTGATCATCGGTTAAATCTTTAGCGTTAATCAGTTGTTTCAAGTTTTCGGTTTCGATCTCAACACTGGATAGGCGTTCGTTAAGCGATTCAGTCGCTTGACTGACAAGGTCTTCCAGTTGGCTTTGTACCTTAGTGAGCGCTTCATCACTCACTGTGGCTAAGTTATCTTTAAATTCTTGCAAAGCACTGGTGGCCTGATCCACTTGGGCTTGAGCCTTCTCGACAATCTCTGTTTGGTATTGTTCAGGTTTTAAATTGCGGTAGTGTTGCTTGAGTGCTGCCTCCACTTGGTAGTCATCACTATATTCAGTCACATCTTCTGGCAAGGTGACGCTTAGGTTTCCTGTTTCATCACCACTCAATTGCACGGTCACTATGCATCCCTTTTGTTCGGGAGAGTTTGGATTAGGATACAACTTGTAGCTATTCAAATAGGTATAGGTTGTGGCCATTATTTGTCATCTCCTTTATCAATAATTGGTTCGAGTACGAGTAAATCTGCGACTGAAATCTCTAACGGTTCAAGATCTTTTTCGTTAATCCTTGGCAAAGATACATCTTGTTCAACTTTTAGGATCTCTTCGTTTTCCTCGCTTTCTTTCACCTTTCCATCTTCCTTAAACTCTAATGACTCAATGACAGTCCTTGCTTCTTCGCCAACTGCCTTGGTTAACTTTAATAATTTAAATTTAAAAGCACCCGCAATCTTTTGTTGAGCGAGTGCTTGTAAAACGTTGTGAATGTTAATAAGTTCCACGTTGCTTAATTTCATTTTGCAATTCCTCCATCTCTTGTTCCAGGTTCTCTACACGTTCAATCAATTCTTGGTTAGTCAATAAGTTGAGGTAAGTCACATCGCTTTGTTTAATGGATAAGTAATGATTACCGCCACCACTAAACGTTGTCGCTTCGCCAGCATATTGAGCAATGATCCCAAACTGTTGGCCATCAGGTTTCCCTTCATTATGTTTATTTTCTTTATTCCATTCAAAATCAATGACGTGTTGCTGCTTCGTCCATTCGATCCCTTTGCGGTGAGTTTCTCGGACATTCTTCTTAAGCCTTATATCAGATTCGCCCACAACATCATAGCCGCACATATCCAAGTTGTTATAAAACTCTGCCACACCAGGATAGAATTTATAACCTACAGTATCTTGCGCAACAATGTTAACGCCCCATCTTCCGCACACATTTAGCCATTGCTTCTGATTAGTTCCATTAGTCGGTTCATAGACTTCTGTGCCACTAGTTCTAAACTTAATACCGCCAGAGTTTTCAATATCATAGGTATGCATATTAATGTTATTGCGCATATCTAGCCAACTATCAATCGCTACTGAACGTCCAGTGCGTTCCCTATTGTCGCCAACGGTCATAATTCGAGTGTAATGTTTATCAGAGCTATTATATTTCTTTGACCATGACATATATCGATTAGGTTGAATTTGGAAAGAGATCCCTTTTAAGCTAGGGTCATCAGCATCTTGGGCGGCACCAATATTTCCTATGTGACGAACCCCGTCATAAAATTCCATACCGTCAGATCCTAACCGCATATATTTTCCACCCATCTGATTAATGACCATTCCCTGGCTATCAACCGTGGTATAAGAGTTAATCCCGTTCCATAACGATTTAACGAATTGTGACGTTAAGCCTGTAATGCTGTTAACACTCAAGCTAGAGACTTTAGCGTCTGTAATGGCTGCGTTAGCGATTTGAGCAGTACCAATGGTTCCTTTTCTAATATGAGCGGATCCATCAAGAGTGAAGTCACCATGCACGGAAACGTCCCCATCTAATGCAATATGTTCCCCTTGAAGCCTTAGGTTACTATCATCTAAATTGATTTGACTGATCAAGTCGCCAGTACTATTTAGATGGTTAACCGCCCATGAATTAGCGGTCTGATTAACAATTGTGTTGCCATCGACAATATCATTAATTCTGCGGCTAAAGGCGTATGAGGTTTGCGCTTGTTCGAGGAACGTTCCCACCATAGCATTTGAAATTGAAAGGTATAGCCCTAGGTCACTTTCCAACATGGACGTGCTTGTCCCTTGCTGGTTGTCAAAGTATTCAGTTAAGGTACTTCGCAAAGTATCTTTAGTCATGCGAGTAATGTCGCCATTCTCATCGGTCACAAATTGTTGTAGATTATCAATGTGACGAAAGGCAGCACCTAGCATGGATTCCGTATTGGTGTTTTCTTCATAATCAGTGAAGCGCGAGCCTTTTTCAACTTGTACTTGTTTCAGCACCCAGTCACCAATTCCACCACCATGTTGATAAGTGAAAGTGTCATTCTCGTTTTTAGGACGTACTACATCGACATGACGCTGGTGTTCAGTCTGAATTGCTTTATTAAATAACTCGACCATCTATGCACCTCTCAATTCATAGACGTGTAATGTGTATGATGGATAAGTGGTAGAAGTGTTATAGGAGAGTCCTTCATCATAACCGCTAGCCATTAAGTTACTACCTTTTTCAATGATTTTATTGTTATAAGAATCACCATAATCTTTGCTGTCGTATAACCCTGAAGGCATTCCACTGCCATAGGCATAAAAGGAAGCATATTTTGAAATATCAGTCCCGCCAATAAACTCAATTAGATAGAACTTATCGGGATCTGGTTTAGTTCTCCAAGGCTGGTAGTAAAACATCAGGCCTTTGACTGGTAAGAATGAAAGGATATTCCCAGCAACCTCCATCTCTTCTACGTAAAGTCGATATTTTAAAGTACCCATATCGTCACCAATAGATAACCCTCTATTATAAGCACTACTATATAACTCACCACCAAATGCACCAACAGGTAGATCTGAAGCTGGACACAACAAATCTTTTCCATAAATTCCATGTCTGTAAACGTTATCAGTTACCTGTGAAGTATCAACATTAGCACTAACTATATAAGGGGTATCAGCACTAGGCTGTTCCTCCCAAGTCTGAAACCAGCGTCCAGATTCGGAACCATATGCTGTACCAAGAATGCTTCGTTTCTTCGTACCATAATAAATGATGGTGTTCTTAGCGGGATATATGACTTCAGATCGTGGATTACGTGAACGTCCAGTCTTGGAACCATTCATGAATTCATAGGATTGGATATAGTCTTTACGCCCTTCATAACCTTGTTCAGTTCGGGTTTCCCCTTCATACATATTGCTGTCAGGTTGACGAACAGTGGTGAAGGGCAACCATTCAGTTCGTTCGACTTGTTCAACCCACATGACGTGAGCGGTTCCTTTGGTATAGATTTCCTGAACCATAGGTGTAGTGACTTGATTAGAATGATTCCGTGTTTGGCCTGTGAACTCGCCATCAATATATTCCTCTTGCCAATAATAAGTCTGCTCGCCTACTGATCCTTGACGAGTGACGGCACTATCATCAGGTCGCACGTTTTTATCTTCAACTGTTTTACGCGTAACAGGAATCTTTTCAGTACGGTTCTTGTCCTTCCAAACACCAGGTTTGCGAACCAATTGGAAGTTTAGGTTATGTGTTGGTGTGCTAGGGTTCAGATGGACTTCCCGTTCTTGTGTGTAATAAAACTTTTTACTGACTTTCACTTTATAAGGTTTGTCACTGTATTTTCGTTTATAAGTTGGCAAGTGTTATCCTCTCCTTTCTAGCCACCACTCACTTGAATTATTGCTGCGGTATCGACCGTCACGTTAATTGTGCCTTGACGAGTTATTAATGTTAAAGGGTGGTGAGTATCTTCAGTCACTCGAATTCTTTTCGTATCATTTTCATACCAATCGCTTGTGACAGTAATGGTGTAGTCGCCCCATTCAGGGTGGTCTTCAAAAGTGTCGTCATAATAAACATTCTGAACAACCTTATCTCTTTCATTGCTATAACTATGCGTTGGGTATTCTTTATGATCGGGTGTTATCTTTACTTGAATCGGTTTCAATAATCATCACTCCTTTAACTTAACTTTTCTAAGGTGACCCAATGGACGGTTGATTTGCCAGATTGAGTGTTATACATGGCATATAACCTTAGCCCTGTATCATCTTGGCCATATTCTTTAACTTTACTATGAGGTCGATAGGTAAAATCTATCGAATAATAATTGCCATCATTTACGCTTTGATTAGCTTGTTGTCCCCAGCCGGCCATATCATAAACCGCTAAAGAGGTTTTAGTTCTAGGAATGTTTGCTGCTGCATTTAATCGGTATCGAGATCCAACAATTAAAGGCTCGGATAATTTGATTTCAGCAATTTGATATTCTTGATCAAGCTTATCTACTTTACTAACCAAATTATCCACACATACATGGAAACCCACACTCGCTTTAGGACGTTCGACAAATTCAGGAACATAAGAAATGGCATACTCATTACCGAGCGACCAGCCTTCGCCATTGTGGCTAAAGGTTTCTGATTGTTCTTCTAAGGTGATGACTTGGCGGTTACTAGTGATTTGATCAGTTTCAGGTTTGCCTGTTTCATCATCGAAAGTGAGTAATCGGTTCTTGGAATACACCCATTTACCATCGTCACCAACAATGTTATATGTAGCGTCCACACGGTCACCAAACTGTTTGGTTCGTTCAGCAACCTCTCGCATATCATCTAACATCTTCTCGGCGTTCTTCCGATCCTTTTCAGCTTGTTCAGCAATCTTTTCATTCTGTTCTTGCATTTCATTAAGCTTGCGTTCGAGGAACTCTGTGCCCTTGTTGAAGGGGTGTTCCACCCAGTCCGCCAGTTCTGCGTCCCAGAGATAGAAGCCACCTTCTTCATCGAACCAGATATCGCCATGTTTAAATTGGCCAGTGGGTTCATACTTGGAGTAAATCACCTTGTTCCCCATACCATTTAACATGACATGCGTGGTGGTTTCTAGGCGTTCGTTCACGTTGGAAGTAATGTTATTAATCTCTGTCTTGAAATTGCTTAGTACCCCTTGTGAAGCGTCACCCAGTTCGACCGAGATATAATCGCCTGTGTAACCGTCCATCTTGTAGCCCACCATGCGGATCTCGTCATCGACATCATTCGCTACGTACTTCAAGACCAGGCTGTCTCCCACGTTCAGTTCTTCATTCTGAACAATGTTCGTGCCTACCTTAATATTCCGTTTTGGCTTATCGATATTCTCTGTGGTGAACTTGCGCTCCAACCATTTGTTGAGTTCTTCGACTGTGCGACAATCATTATTGGTGTATTGTTTTTCAAAGATGATCCCACTGTATGCCCCGATTAATGGACTTTCGACCATGGTTTGAATCGAGCGTTTATTCCGTTCGCCTGTGGTTTCCCCTTCGACTTCCTCGTCCCATTCCGCTTTCCCGTAAAGACGAGTAGCAATGCCTTCAATCGTTTCTTCGTCAACAAACTCGTTAATGTTTTTGCTTTCATACAGTAACAATTCACGGTTGCGACCTAGGCGATTATACAAGCGGATATCATAACCGTTAATGTATAACTCGCCATTCCAGCGATTAACGATATCTTTTAAGACATCAAGGGCTTGGTACATTTGGTTGGAATTATTTTCTCGCTCGTTACTATCTTGGGTGTGATAGTCGTGCTTATCCATAATGTCCGTTGTGAATGTGAATGGTGTATCACTGATCAAAGATTGCTTAAAACTATTCAAGGCAAATTGACCGGGCGCTTGTTTAAGTGTTAAGGGTTTGACCAGTTTGTTACGCATATCAGCAAACAACAAAGCCCAGGCTTCAAACTCCACACAATCTAACCGCTTCGTGAGTTTCACAATGCGGAAGGGTTGCATGCCGTTATCTGTATGGGCTGTAATGATCTTATCTTTTTGCACGCCTTTTTCTTTGAGGTAAGCGATTGGAATTTTCCCCGTCACAAAGTACTCGGTATTAATCCCAAACTCGACCACCACGTCATAGGCCTGCGGTAAAGGTGTGCCGTTATATTTGAAATCTCTCGTGTCGCCATCGTAAAGATAAATCATAGCCAGCACCACCTTTCTAATACATCAATTTGTTGAATGCCTTCACCTAGCTGAACACGATACTTGCCATCTTTAGGGATAATGAAGAACTCGCCACGCATGATCCCATTGGCTGTACTGTACTGGTCGAACACATTCTGTTCTAAGTACTTACATTCAATCGTGAGCTGACCTTGTATTTTGCGCAAATACACCTCTTGATCCCCAATGACAATCGAGGTTTGCTTATTACTGTTACCGTACACAGTGATACGAGGAAACATTGGGGCATTGGTGCGGTTCGTGATCGTGCTGCCACTGGTGTAAGTTACCGTCTTAGGATTGTGTTCAAAGCCAAAAGGTTGACAAGAAAACTCAATCTCAATGCGATAACCTGTCACGCTGTCCACCAAGCTGTGGTTCATGTTGACATCAAGAATTTCATAATAGACATCAGGTTCATCGGCCGCCACCAGTTTGCCGCTGTCACTCGCCCACATCTTTAACTGACGTAAGTCTTTTAATGTAGCGGTTGGGCAATACAAAACATACTCTTTAGTAATGGCTTCCCATGCGTTCACGGTTCGCTTTAATGCGCCTGACGAAAAAGACGTCTCAATTAATTCATTTTTCTTTTTAGGATAACGAAAGCCGTCATTCTGTTCGACATAAATAGGAAACGGCATATCGGTTGTCGATACGCCGTTCACTGTTAAGGCATTAATTCTTACCACGTTTAACCCCCTCTCATGTTCATAACACTTTGTCGTTCCATCTGGTTGTTCATCATGCTATCAATTTCACTGTAAATGACACGCCCGACTTCGGTCTTGTCCATTTCTAAGACATGACCTTGAGCGATCATTTGAATCAGCGTTCTTAACAGATCATTGGTTTCAGTCATATCAGCTTGACCACCATTTTGATTTAAGACCTGTGTCCGTTGACGTTGAGTAATTGGTGTGATTGACACTTTCCCTTGAGCGATCTGGAAGATTTCTGGGCCAGCTTCACCCACCAGTCCCATGTAGCCATCATACGGATTTTGAATCGTACCACCCTTAGCAAACTTAGGGAGTTGATCCAGATAAGGTCTTAACTTTTTGTTGGCTCTCGCTGATTGTCTAAAGGCTTGACGAGATGGCCAGACTCGTGATCCTTTAGGTAATGGTTGCAATTCGTCATGGTCACCAGAAACACCAAATCGACCATCTGGTGTTAGGTAGGGTTCTTTTCGACCACCATCACCTAGGACGCACAAACCTGATTTAGGAATGTAATAAGTTCCTGTTGCGGAATTACCTGTTAACCAATTTACTGCGTTACCTAAAAAGTTAACAGCAATATTAATCCAAGAGGTGTGACCATTCCATTTATTAGCTGCTTGCCCAGCACTATTAATCTGATCTCTTGTTGTAAGAGCATTAGTCCTTGTAGGAATATTAGGCGCTTGTCTGTTCAAGTCTACTGCTGAATCTGTTGCGTTATCTAGTTGTCCTGCTGTGTTATCAGCGTCTGTATTAGTTGGTACATCAGGAGCTTTACTATCTAAAGTATTGGCAGATTGACTAGCACCATCCAACCTTCCTTGTGTGTCGTTGGCGTTAGTGGAAGTTCCTACACTAGGGTTTCTGGTCCCTAAAATATCTGCTGAACCCTCTCATGTCAAGCTTATGACAAAAAAGGGGTTATAGTTATGTAATGTAAAAGAGAGTGATTGCTCACTCCCTTTGCTATTTCCATATTATGTTCAACACTTCATTTCCTTCACAGAATACTGAGTCTATATATTTTTCCATTAATTCTCTGGTAAGTTTAGTGTTGTCTATTACTTCTTTTTCTTCTTTTGCTTTTAGTATTTTTTCTTTTATTGCTTGTATTTCTTCATCTATCAAATTTTTAGAGTCAATGAATTTTTGTCTATTCATCTTGCCTAATTTATACTTCTCAAAATTTTGCATTTTTTTAGCTTCAAGATCTTCGATAGATTTTTCCATAGGTTTAACTTTTATTTTTTCATCTTTGTTTGAATCTTCTAAACCATATTTTTCTTTTATTGCTTCAAATACTTGATCTTCAAGGCTTCCTGCTCTTGAGTTCTTATGTTTTACATTATTACACTTACATATCCTACAAGTAAAATATGTGTGAACTCTTATGCTTCCATCTTTTCGTTTTCTTTTTGATTGAACACACCCTAAAATGTGATTGCAAGTTGGACATTTTGCAAAACCTTGTAGTGGAGATTTCTTTCTCCATTCATAATCGGTATTTTTACCTTTCATAAACAGATTCTTCTCTTTAATCTTCTGAACTTTTTCAAAGTCTTCTTTAGATATAATAGCTTCATGGTTATTTTCAACTCTTCCCCATTCCTCTTTTGGTTTGAATTTAAAAGAAGTTGGATTTAATACTGACTTATCTTGCATATTGAAAGTGTAAGTTCCAGTATAATTTTCATTTGCTAATACATCTATTACATTTCCATTAGTCCAAGTTGGTCTAGGCTTTTTCGCAGTTCTGATTATTGAATATTCAAAGTCAAGATTTGTTAATTCACTCTTTCTTTTTGATGGTGTCGGAATCTTTTCTTCATTTAATATCTTAGCTATATTTCTTGAAGATATACCATCAAGTGCAAGTTTGAAAATCTTCTTTACTATCCAAGCTGTTTCTTCATCAACTATGATTTTGTGTCTATCATTAGGATCTTTCATATATCCTAAAGGTGGACTCCAAGCTAAAAACTTTCCTTGTTTTTTAAGTGTGGTCATAGATGATTTTACCTTTTCAGAAATATCTTTTGTGTAGAAATCATATAATAGTCCCTTGAATTGAATATCTAAATCTGTTCCATTTCCCTTTTCTTTGTTACTATCATAGCCATCATTTATGGCGATAAATCTTACTCCAAGGAATGGAAATATATTTTCAAGATAATCTCCAAGTGTTATATAATCTCTCATAAATCTGGACAAGTCTTTTACAATTATCGTCTGAATATTATTTTTCTTTACATCTTCAAGCATTCTTTGAAAGGCTGGTCTATTTTCATTTGTTCCAGAATATCCGTCATCGACATATTCTTCTCTTGTGAAGTTCTTAAATTCTTCATTCTTGTCTAAATAATCATTTAGATATGCTCTTTGATTTATGATACTTTCACTTTCATCAGTCTTTATCATATCTTCAACGGATAATCTAATATAAAGAGCAATCTTACTCATCGTCTGCTCCTCCTACCAAATTATCTATATTGAATTTAAAGACTATTTCAAATTCGTGTTTATCATAAACTATTATTTTTTCAATTAAGCTATGGATTAAATCACCAGGTAGCTTATCCAAATTCTTTGAAGCATATAAATCATTTATCCATTTTGTTGATTTTAATCTTTCTTTTTTAAGCTTTGATATATTAACTTCGATTGCTGAAATCTCGTTATCAAATGTAGCCATATGACTTTGAGCAATCTCTCTTCTTAATAGATACTCATCTCTATCAATCTTACCTAGACTATATTCTTCATAGGCTCTTTGAATGATATTTTCTTCATTTAGATTTTTTCTTTTAAGATTTTCAATGTCTTTCTTAAAAGTATCTATTGCGTTATTAAATCTAGCTTTAATTCTATTAACAAATTTTGTCTTGCTAGTTGTCTTCATAATAAACTCAGAAATCTTATCGCTAATAGCCTGATCCAAATCTCTTTCCATAATGAATACTGATTTTTCGGGTTTTATACTTCCACTAAATCTCTCATTCTGAAATGAATAGTAAAGTCTATCTCTATTCTTACCATAGATACGAGTTCTTCTATTAAGTTCTTTGCCAGTATTATTATTGATTACAAGACCTTTAAATCTGTTCTCATAGTCCCTATTTTCAAAATTGTGCATTGGCGAACTGAAAACATGATTTTTCTTTCTTTCTTGTCTTTCTCGTAAGATTCTTTCGTGAACTTCCTTAGAAATGATGGCTTCATGTGCATTCTCACAAATTATATACTGACTTTCGTCTACAAAATGTTGTTTAATTCCTTTTGCAAGATTTTGTTGCTTAACTCCTTGTACTAAAGTCCCTGTATAAGCTGGGTTTGTAAGCATTTTAGAAATTGTCCCTTTATTCCATTCAGGATCATCATTTTCTCTGTAAACTCTCCCAGTTTTATAATAAATCATTCCAGGAGCATATCCTTTTTCATTAAAATGCTTTGCTACTTCATATTGGCTTTTGCCTTGAAGAGTTAAATCAAACATCTCTTCAACTATAAATCTAACATTTTCATCAATTACAAGTTTTTGACCTTCTTTAGATTTTTTAATCTTGTACCCGTAAGGTGGAACAGATCCAATAAAGTATCCGTTTCTTGCTCTATTGTGTTTTGAGGTCTTTATCTTAACTGAAATATCCTTAGCATACATATCGTTTATAATATTTTTAAGAGTAACCTCAAAAGATTTCTTTGAATCTGTTTCTTTGACTGTGTCTAATTTATCATTAACAGAAATAAATCTAACACCTAAAAATGGAAAAACTTTATCAATCAATCTTCCCATTTCGAGATATTCTCTTCCAAGTCTTGATAAATCTCTGATAATAATACAATTGATTCTTCTATCTCTAATATCTTGCATCATATTCTGAAATGATGGTCTTTCAAAGTTTGTCCCACTATATTCATAGTCAGTGTAAACTTCTAAAACATCTATATTTTCTTTTAATGCATATTCTTTACAAGACAGTATTTGAGTTTCTATTGAATATGATTTTTCTCTCCACTCTTCTGTTCTTTCGTTAGATAGTCTTGTATAAATTCCGGCCTTAAAGACTTTCCTTTCTGTCTTTTCACTTTTCTTTTCAATATATCTTTTGGAAGTTCTTGCCATTATAAAACACCTCCAGCTAATTTCATTGGAGTCTTATTTTCAAGAGCATTTCCAAATACCTTATTTATTGAAATCAAATTCTTCTTTACTTCGGACTTGCTTTCACTTTCTTCTTTTACAAGGGTCTTCAGTAAGTTAACTGTTTCCAAATTATTAAAGACAAAATTAATCTCATTATTTTCTCCGATTTCAATTCTATCTATAAAAGATACAATTGTTAGCCTATTTAAGTTGCTTAAATCAGTGGGAACAATTTCGGAAACCAAACTGTCCTTGTTTTTCATCTTTTCTTGCAAGCTAGCAAGTATATTTTTCTTTGTAGCAATTTGTTTCTCTATTTCCCTGATTTTAATAAGATAATTTTTTCTAAATCTTTCAAACTCTTCAGAAGTTATAAGTTCATCTTCTAAGTCCATATATAAAGATTGTCTAAGTCTTTCGTACTTTCTTTTTTCTGAGTTTAAGCTTTCAAAGTCAATATTAAATGTAACTTTTGATACATCTAACTTATTAACTTGACTTAGTAATTCATTGTATTTTTTTAAATAATCTTTAAGTGCAAAAAGAGTCATATCAAGTAGATAGTCTTCTTTTATACTATGTCTTGTGCAATCTCCTTTGTTATTATAGTGAGAACAAATATAAAAAATATTATATCCATTCTTGGACTTAACCTTTCTTCTAACCATTGAAGATCCACAATCTTTGCAATAAAGCATTCCTGATAAAATATGTGGTATATCTGCTGATTGTTTTACATCTCGAAGCATCATCTTATTAGCCAAAGCATAAATGCTTTTTGAAATAATAGGCTTATGAGAGTCGTTTATTACAATCCAATCTTCTTCATTTACTTCTACTTCTCTCTTAGACTTGTAATTTAGTTTTCTAGTTTTCCCTTGTTCAAGCACTCCTATATAGACCTTGTTTGTAATAATCCTATTGACCATTTTTGCGTCCCATTTAGAGTCTTTAACAATAAAACCAGTAGTATGATTATCACCAGAATTTTCTTTATGCTTAGATGGTGTTACACAACCTATACTATTTAAAAAATCTGCAATAGCCTTAGACGAATAACCGTCTATCTTCATATTGAAGATTCTTTCAATTATGTGTGAAACTTCTGTATCAACGACTAACTTATGTTTGTTTTTGCTATCCTTCTTATAACCAAAAGGAGCAAATGCACCAATAAATTCACCATTCTTTCTTTTAATTTCTTTTGAAGATTTAACCTTCATAGAAATATCCCTACAATAAGAATCATTAATAAAGTTTCTTATCGGAAGAATTAAGTGTGTATCGCTTACATCTGCATTTTCACTGTCATAGTTATCGTTTACGGATATAAATCTTATACCTTTTTCTGGGAATATCTTTTGTAGATATTTACCTGATTCGATATAATCCCTCCCAAAACGGGATAAGTCCTTCACAATAATTGTTTTGAACTTCTTCTCTTCAAGATCTTGAATCATCTTCTTAAATTTTGGTCTGTCAAAATTAGATCCTGAAAAGCCATCGTCTACATATTCAGCAACAACTTTAAAATCATTGTCCCTTGCATATGATTTGATAATCTGTCTTTGATTTGAAATAGAATTACTTTCTGTGCTATCTCCATCCTCTCTCGATAAACGAAGATACATACAAGCAAATTTTTCCATCACAAAACCTCCTTAATTTGTATTTGGGCAAATAGTCATTAAGGAGTTCTTCTACCACTTATATTTTACCGCACCCAAGTTTTTAAGTCAGCACCCCAGCTTATAGTCTTATACAAGCTCTACATAAATAAAGTTCTACAATATCTAGCAAGTCGAGGGACTCTTTATCACTTTGAGAGTAAGTAATTTTTTTAGAATAATCTTCTTTTGATATTTGCTCTTTAGGTTTATATTTCTTCTTTTCTTTTGTATTCATAGGTTTTACCTCACAATATAAAATTAAAGTTTTTTGACATTGACAAGTGCCTTGGATTAGCAACATAGGAATCTCACCTCCGCCTCTGTTCAGGATGAGCCGGCTTCAACCTTAGAAGTATCATTATCCTCATTTTCTTCATAGCGAATAGGGTATCCCTCCCTATATTCAAACTCTTACTTATCGCTCCCTTTCTTCTTCCCTTGCTTTTAGCTTAGCAGTACTTGTTTTGCCGAATTATTCAGCAGAAAGATCTTGGCGGATAGGTTATCACGCTCCAAAAATGATTAACGTCTTGTCTTGGTCTATTCAATTGTTAAGGTTCAAAATTTATCGAGAGCTATTAATCTTTTTAAAATTTGACCATCAGAAAATACTTATCTTGATGAAACAAAATTGTTTAAAATTACCCTCTTATACTTAACAGTGAAAAGAAGTCTTTCTTGGTAACCAATTTTCAAAAATAAATTTGCTTAAATAAAAAAGTCCAATTCCCACTGTATAAGTAACAGTGAAAATTAGACCCTCTTGGCAACTGTCATCTAAAAGTTTTCCAACATTTCCTTTAGTTTTTCTAAGACTTTATTACGCCTTTTAATAACGGCTGGATGAGAAATATTCAGTTTGGCAGCTACTTCTCTAATTGTTTCTTCTTTATAAAAGAGGCTTTCTATTAGCTCTCTTTCAGCAGGATTGAGTTTAGAAATAGCTCTTCTTACTTCTTCAATCATTTCCTTTGTTTCGATAATTTTTTCAACATCAAATTCCAGATCTTCTAAATTTTCTTCGAAGTTTCCATCATGATCATAGGAACAAAAAAAGAAACAGTTATTTAACCTGTCTCTTCTCGTTTGATATTTCTCTTTATTTAATTCACTATGATAAGCAAGATATACTTCCTTGCTAACAAATACTTTCTTCCCTTCTACAAATAAATAATATTCTTTGTCCATTAATTTTTCCTCCTTGTTGACATGAATTTCTTTTGTTTGAAAATGAAATTCACACAAGGAGGGCTTCTAATTTTTTGCATATATTCTCCTGGGCATAAAAAAAGACCGAAAGAAAATAAATTCTTTCAGTCAATAAATGCCAATATTAAATTTAGGTGCAAATCACCTATCATGGATATTATATATGCACTTAAGTACACATAAAATTCGTGGATGGTACTTTTTTCATTCGGAAATAGTACGCAATAAGTTCGTCATAAATTAAGTCCTTAGATGTTCATTATTTCTTCAATGCTACGACCGTCTTCAAGTTGACTAATAGCAGTCGGTAAAGTATATCCCCAAATTATTACACCTACCAATGCAATTGCTTCCTTCTTTCTTTGATAATAAACAGTTCTCTCTAAAGACACACTTCTCATACAAGCTTCATCAGTAATCTTTTTTTCAGAAATGTAGTAGTTATAAATAATCTTATGATAAATTTCTCCATACTCCGGATAAACTTTTAGCCTAACGCAGGCATCATAAATTATTAAAAGCATAAGCTTACTATCCATTACATTGGAAACTCTATTGTTAAACTTTTCTTCAACTTTTTCTGGAGCAAATGTAGAAAGATACAAGTAAGCAGATTCTGAAGTTGATCCATAGTTTTCTTTACTCTCAAACATCATAAAATTTGCCCTGCTATCTACTGCCCAGGTAACTTGTCTATATAAACTTAAAATAAGTTTTGCAGCTGAACTGATTTTTTCAAATTTCAAGTTGCTATCTGCATACAAGTTCAT